CTAACGACTAGTCCGTTATAGGACGTAGAGCTAAGTAGCTCGAAACAGCAAGCATCCTTATAGGATGTTGATATAGTCTACTCTATATAGAGATATATAGCTGCTTTAATTAGCGGGATAAGCTTAACGAACTTATCTGAATACAAAGGAACTTACAAAACTTACCTAGTACAAGAAGTAAATATGCTAAACCAATAAAGAAATGTTTTAGTGCTCCTAAATCATGGATTATGGTAGGAGCTGATTTTAACGCGTTAGAGGCAAGAATTGATGCATTGCTTACCAAAGACCCTAATAAATTAAAAGTCTATACAGAAGGCTATGATAGCCATTGTTTAGCTGCATATGGGTACTTTAGTAAATATATGCCTGATATTATTCCTAATGACGTAAACTCTATTAATTCTATTAAAACTAAATATCCTGAGCTTAGACAAAAAAGTAAAACAATATCTTTTGCTGCTCTATATGGAGGTACCTACCATACTTTTATGGATTCAGGATTCTCTAAAGAAGAAGCTATAGAAATAGAAAATAATTATCATAAATTATATGGGGTATCTGATGCATGGAAAAATTCTAAATTAGAGAAAGCAACTAAAACAGGATATGTAGAAATAGCTTTTGGATTAAAACTAAGAACACCAATTCTTAAACAAACCTTTCTTAATAAGAAAAATACCCCATATGCTGCTAGTTCTGAGTCTAGAACAGTAGGTAATGCTTTAGGACAATCATATGGTTTATTAAATAACAGAGCTGCTAATGAATTTATGAATAAGGTGTATAATTCTAAATTCGTATATGACATAAAAATAATAGCTCAAATACATGATGCAATCTATTTAATCATTAAAGATGATATAGATGTAATTTATTGGGTAAATAAAGAATTAATTAAATCTATGAAATGGCAAGACTTACCTGAAATAAAACATAGCCAAGTTAAATTAGGGGCTGAGTTAAGTGTTTTTTATCCAGATTGGTCTAATGAAATAATATTACCTAATGATATATCCAAAGAAGAAATACTTAAATTAGGAAATTCTATTAAGACCTTATGAATGCACTCCGTGCATTAGGTTGGTTTTATTAATTAAGGAGAAAGGATATGTACCCATATTTACATAAAGATGATGCTCCTATCTGTTACCGTTGTAATAATTTATTGTTAGACGTAAGAGATAATTATTGTCCCTACTGTAATTCCCCAATAGATTGGCCTGATTACATAAAAAAACAAAAGGAAAATAAAAAAAATGTTAGTAAATAAAACAAATATACCTATGAGTATAGCTGTATGGTTAGCTAGAGATGAATATGACCATAATTCAAATCCAAGTCATATATCTGCTACCTCAATACTTAAACCTACTAGAATGCTTATTCTAAATAGTAGAACAGATGCCTATAAAGAATTAGATATTAAAGATTTAATGCCTAGTAGATTAGGTACAGCTATACATGCATCAATAGAAAGTAGTTGGACTGAATTAGATAAAGTAAAAGAAACTCTTAAAGCACTAAATTATCCTGAAAAGGTAATAAACAATATAGTTATTAACCCTAATCCAAAAGAAGTAAAAGATACTGATATACCTGTTTATATGGAAATACGTTCTTTTAAAGAATTACTTGGATTTAGTATATCAGGTAAATTTGATATATTAATCAATGGAGAATTAGAAGATTTTAAATCTTGTAGTGTATACAACTGGATTAATAAATCCAACGTAGATAGCTATATCAAACAAGGTAGTATATATAAATGGCTTAACCCAGAAATAGTTAAAGAAGATTATATTAAGATTCAATATCTATTTACTGATTGGTCTGCTACTGCTGCATTAAAAGATAAATCATATCCACAATCCAGACATATAGAAGAAAAGTATCCTTTAATGAGTTCTTCTGAAATAGAACAATTTATTGAAAATAAACTTTTAGAAATAATTAGGTATAAAGATACTCCTGAAAAGGATTTACCTTACTGTACTGAAGAAGAATTATGGCAAAAGCCTACTGTATGGAAATATTATAAAGACCCAACTAAAACAGCAAGGTCTACTAAAAACTTTACTAGCTCAAGTGAAGCATATGCAAAGTTAATTCAAGATAACAATATTGGAATAGTAAAAGTTGTTGAAGGAGAGCCTACTAGATGCAGATACTGTAATGTAGTAAATTCATGCTCTCAAGCTAAACAATATATTGATAAAGGGAGACTTATTATATGATGCAAATATTATTTAGAACAGCAGTAAATTCTCTTATACCTAAAGCAATAGATAGTGCTTTATCTTTTTTTACAAAGAAAACTGATTTACCTAAAAAAAGAAAGAAAAGAGATTCTACTAGATTAACTCAGAGTATGTATGATTACATAATGTTAAAACATACCTTTTGGATAAATTCAGGTAAAAGATATTATTCAGAAAATACTCTATGTAATAACCAAAAAGAATTATCTGAGTTACTTAATAATGATTTAAAACTTAATAAATCAAGAAATTTTTATTGCTCTGTTTTTAATAAAAAGGTTGATTACAACAAATTACCTAAAGGAAAGGATGTATGAAAGCATATGAAGATATGGATTATTTTGAACCAGTAGAAAAAATAAAAGATATTTTAATAAAAAAGACTCAAAGTAATAGTCCACTATTTTTTAGAGTATTAATTAGTTATTACTTTACTGTTATTGCTTCTATGATGCGATGTAATATTAATACTCCAGATAGAGGAGAAATTCCTGTATCTATGTATGCATTAAATTTAGCTAATTCAGGTTTTGGTAAAGGCTTTAGTACTAATATTATTGAAGAACAGGTAATAAATGAATTTAAAGAGAAATTCCTTAATTATACATTTGAAACTGTAGCCAATAGTAATCTAGATAAATTAGCATTAAAAAGAGCTAATAAATATAATATTTCTCTAGAAGATGCTAAAGAAAAAGTAGATAAAGAATTTGAGTTACAAGGTAATCTAGTATTTTCATTTGATAGTGGTACTACTGCTGCAGTTAAACAAATGAGACATAAATTACTTATGGCTGATGCAGGAGCAGTTAACTTAATTATTGATGAAATAGGCTCAAACTTACTTAGTAATATAGAAGTTCTTAATATATTTTTAGAATTATACGATGTAGGTAAAATTAAACAAAAATTAATTAAAAATACAGTAGATAATAAAAGAAGTGAGGAAATAGATGGAAGGACTCCCACTAATATGCTTCTATTTGGTACTCCAGCTAAATTATTAAATGGAGGTAAAGTAGAAGATGAACTCTACTGTATGTTAGAAACTGGTTTCGCTAGAAGGTGTTTCTTTGGTTATCATAAGTCTATAGATAAGATTCATAATGTATCCCCAGAGAAAATCTATGAAATGATGACAGATACTACTACCAATGATTATATTAAGAAATTAAGCATAAAATTAGGTAATAGAGCTAATCCAATTAATTTCAATAAAACTCTTACTATTTCTAAAGATGTAAGCTTACTCTTAATAGAATACAAATTAGAGTGTGAAAAAGAAGCTGATAAATTAGCTGAACATGAAGAAATGAAGAAAGCTGAAATCAGTCATAGATACTATAAAGCACTTAAATTAGCAGGAACATATGCTTTTATAGATGATGCTTCAGAGATTACAGAAGAGTATCTATATAATGCAATAAAGTTAGCAGAAGATTCAGGTAAAGCTTTTAATGATATCTTAACTAGAGATAGACATTATGTAAAATTAGCTAAATATATTGCAGGAGTTCCTTATGATATATCCCAAGTAGATTTAATTGAAGATTTACCTTTTTATAAAGGTTCTGAATCTCAGAAAAGAGATTTAATGAATCTAGCTATAGCATATGGATATAAAAATAATATTATTATTAAAAAGAAATTTGAAGGAGGAATAGAATTCTTAAGAGGTGAGTCTATGGAAATCACTGATATGCATAAATTAACTATTTCATACAGTACAGATTACACCTATAATTATATTAATGATGTAGCCAAATTTGATGAACTACATAAGTTAGTTACTTTAGAAGGCTATCATTATGCAGCACACCATTTTATAGATGGATATAGAAATTCTACTAATTTAATTAGTGGATTTAATTTAGTAATATTGGACGTAGATAGTGGAATTAGTTTAGATACAGCTAAACTATTATTAAAAGAATATAAAGCATTATTTGCTACTACTAAAAGGCATACAGAAATGCATAATAGGTTTAGAGTAATAATGCCACTATCACATACAGTTAAACTAAATGCCTCTCAATATACTAAATTTATGAAAAATATATTTAATTGGTTACCTTTCTCTGTAGATGAGCAAACAGCTAATGTAAGTAGAAAATGGGAATCATTTAATGGAGACTACTATTATAATGATGGTGAATTAATAGATGCCATGTTATTCATTCCTGATACCAGAAAAGAAGAAGAGCAGAAAAAACTAATAATGGATACGTCTAAATTAGACAACCTAGAAAGATGGTTCTATCTTAATACTGATATGGGAAATAGAAGTAACCAATTAATAAAGTACGCATTAGTTTTAGTAGACAATGGGTATGATCTTAACGGAGTAAAGAATTCTGTTTTAGCTTTTAATGAAAAACTTAAAGAACCATTAGAAGAAGCAGAAATACACTCTACAATTTTAATTTCAGCAGCTAAAGCAATAGCAAAAAGAGACATATAATATGGAAATAATACTAGCAATAAAAGAAAATAGATTTAAAGATATAGCCTATCTACTACCAAAAGATATAAAAGTAAATGCGTATTACAATGATACACCTGATGCAAGTATCATTATCATAATACCGCATAACTCTGTATTAGGTTTTACTTTAGAAGAGATAGATACATTAACTAAATGGGTAAATTATAATCCAAAAGATTCCTGTATGATTATAGAATACACAGATAAAAATATAACCTCTATTGAATACTTGAACAATTTAGAAGAATTTAACTTAAAGGTTAAATGTGAGGTAACTATTAATGAGTAGTATTGAAAATAAAAATATTGTATTAATTACTGGTAAACCTAACACAGGTAAAAGCTGGTCTTTAATTAATCTAGAAGAACAAGAAAAAATTGCATATCTAAATACTGATATGAAACAAATACCTTTTAAGAGTAAATTATTAGAAAGATATATTGTTAATCCATATGATGTATTAAATGCGGTAGGAGATATTGAACAACACCCAGATATTAATATGGCTGTACTCGATACTATCTCTTTTCTTATGGATCAAGTAGAACAACAATATGTTTTAAATAGTAGAAATACACAGAAAGCTTGGCAAGACTACGCATCCTTTTACAAACAATTAATCCATGCAATTAAATCTGGTACTAAAGATTATGTAATTTTAGCCCATGCTAAAGATGTCATGAATGAATCAGAAATGATTATGGAAACTAAAATTCCTATTAAAGGAAGTATAGGCCATACTGGAGCAGAAGCAGATTTTTCTACTATCTTAGGTACTAAAAAAATTAGTATTTCTGAAGCAGAAAAATGGGAAAATGATTTATTAACTATTTCAGATGAAGAAAGAGAAGATGGAGTGAAATATGTATTTCAAACCAGAATTGATAAAAATACTATAGGAGAAAAAATGAGATCACAACAAGGATTATGGTCACGACAAGAAAAATATATCAATAATGATATTAAACAAGTTTTTGACAGATTACACACTTACTATAACTAAAAAGGAAATAATAAATATGAGTATAACAGCAAACTTAGCAATGGATGAAACTATTGAAGAAGAAAAAGATACACTAGGAGGAGGCTCTAAAGTACTAGATTCAGGTCTATATAGAATGAATATTGATACTGCCTACTTGGATACATCTAAAGGAGGTGCTTTAGGTCTGTATTTAACATTTAAGGGAGATTCAGGAGAAATATTAGATCAAACTCTATGGATGACCTCTGGAACTGCTAAAGGTACAAAAAACTTTTATGTAACCAAAGATGGTAAAAAACGCTATTTACCTGGATTCCTGCAAGCAGATTCTTTAGCAATGCTTACTACTGGTAAACATATTGCAGAAATCACTACAGATGACTTATTAGAAGAAAAAGTATTTAATGTCTATAGCCCAGAATTAAAAAAACAAGCTCCTTCTAAGAAACAAGCTGTAATGGAATTAATGGGTAAAAAGGTAATCTTAGGTATTATCAAAGAAAGAGTTAATAAACAAGTTAAAGACTCTAGTGGTAATTATGTAGACTCTGCAGAAGAAAGATTTGTTAATGATATTAATAAAGTATTTAATGCAGATAGTCAATTAACTTCTCAGGAAATCCAAAAAGGAATAACTGAACCTGTCTTTATTAAGAGCTGGGATGAAAAATTTACTGATACACTAAAAGATAAATACAATCCAGTACAAGGAGGACAAGCTTCTAATGGATTACCTACAGGTAATGCCTCTCCTACGCCTACAAAAAGCCTATTTAAGTAATTAAATGGCTGAGGCATACATTGGTATAGACCCCGGTAATAAAGGGGCTATATGCCTTTTATCTGGTGATTTAACTACTATTGATTTTATAGATAACTCTAAACCAATTAATCATATGGTTGATTGGTTAGAGATACATAAAAATAATTACTTTATAAAAAAAGTATTAATAGAAGATGTACATAGTATTTTTGGTACTAGTGCTAAATCTAATTTTTCCTTTGGGTTCAATACTGGTGTACTACACGGAGTGATTAAAGCACTTCAACTACCATTAGATACAGTTAACCCTAAGATATGGCAAAAATCATTTGGAATTAAATCAAAAGGTAAACTCATTAAAAAAGAAGTAGCAACCATATGTAATACACTATATGTAAATCCTTCTATATATGGCTCTAAAGGAGGCTTATTAGACGGTAGAAGTGATGCATTAGGTATAGCTACATATTGTTATCATAAATATAAATAAGGATATATTATGGATATAGAACTAAATGAAACAGAAATTAAAGAAGGACTCGCAGATTATGTCGAGAAACAAGGACTTTCCTTAAAAGGAAAAGATATTGATATTAATATAGTAGCTGGAAGAAGTAATAATGGCTTCAGAGCATCTTTATCTATCAGTCCTAGTAATTCTCCTAAAGTAGAAAAAGAAACAATACAAGAAAATAATACAGAAGAACTAGAAGTAGAAAAGGAAGAAAAAATTAAAGAGGAATCTACTCCTCCTCCTACAAAACTAGTATTTGGTAAATAGCTATGTATCATGAAAAATATACTGATAGCTATACTTATTTCTACTATAGGGGTATTAATTTGGACTTTACTAGTAATAATTAGTCCAGTATTAATATATATATTTATAACCTATATAATCTATCTAATTATAATAGATCATAAAGAGTGTTAAGGGGGAAGTGATACTCCCCCTATTTATTACATTCCAGGTACCCAATTAAATGCATGAAATCCTACTGCTTCACTAATCCTATCATTTACTGTATCTATTGGCCCATCTAATCTCTTAATAATATTATTAGTTATGAAATTAGATTCCACTATATCAGGTACATCCATAAATGCTTGTTGAGTTAATCCTATAGCTAATACATTTCCAGGATCACGTATAAAAGCTTTAGCTATTACTCTTTGGATTCTAAAGAAAAACTTAGTATACATTAATATACCATTATCATTAATCCATTGTAGTTGTGGACTAGTTAATGTATTGAAATCTACGAAAGTTTCTAATGCATCCTTAACAGCTTCATCTTGATTTACTTTATTAGTTTCAGTTAAATGCTTAATTAAAGCATACCTAGCAATAAAATCACTATATTGAGTAACTTTCTCTAAGAAACTACCTACTTCTGTATCAGGAGATAAAGTAACTTGTTTATACCCACCCACAATAGTTTCTTTTACTTTTGGATTAATATTTTTATCCAATTTTTTACGAATTAAATTAGCATTTTCAAATGTGATATTAAGTAACTCTTCTAATTTCTCAGTATCAGGAGATATATCATCAGCTATTGACTGGAATACACCTTTATCCAATAAAGGAGTAACAGGATTTATTTCTATCCTACTATTCAATTGAGCTAACCTAATTTCAAGAGCTTTTCTATTAGCTATTTTAGGATTACTTTCTAATCTATTAGCTAATTGATCTCTCTTATCCCTCAAACTATTATAGGTATTTAATGCCTGTATCCCTTCATACATATAAGGCAATACTTTATGCGGAGGAACACCTCTGGTAGCCAATAATACTACATTACTTAAATTATTAGCTATAACTACAGCAGGAGTTAAAATTACTGTTACATTTTTTGCTCTGGCTACTACCATTTGCCATAACTTACCTGAAATATGCCCTATTCTTTTGGCTGTAGGATTAATTCCTGTGCCACTTTTACTTTTACCTTTTAACCATGTATCCATTCCATCCACTAAAGATAACTTACGGAAACCAAATACAGTATCAAAAATATCTTGTCTTACTTTAATTGTACTGGTTCCCCAAATCTTTTGTATTTGGTTTCTGGTTAAAGCAGGAAGCATATCATATTGAGGCATTCCTTTTTTAATAGTCACATATTCATGTGGTTCATTAGAATAGTATTTATCAAAGTCTTCTTTAAGAAGTTTAAGTGCTTTTTCGTTATAATCAATTCCACGTTCTTTTTCAAGAATAGCTCCAAACATATTACCTAACGTCTTATTAGCTAAATCTCTTTTACCCAATAAATCTACTTTATTCTTTTCAGACATTATGTATCTAAAAGATGTTAGATTATCATTGTTATCAAAATTAGGTATCATATATGTTTTATCATAGTCTATTACTCTTTGTTTTGCTTGCTTGCGTAAAGAAGCAATACCCATTTTAGTTAATCTATTTAAATCTTCTCTACTGGTTTGTCCTACATTATCTACCGAATTATTTAAGTTATTCTCTACAATATTAGTTCCTTTACTTCTAGTATTATGCAAAGTAAATATGCCATTCATATATGGATTAAGTAATCCATCTCTACTAACATAGATATACATAGAAGGACTCCCCATATTAGAGTCCCCTACTGCTCTAGGTAATTTAGCTTTCTTAATATATCCTGCCTTTCTCATATTATCTTCTTCTGATAAAGAAGCTATCTGATAATCAATATGACTAGCAAAATTCTCTTTAGTATACCCCTTAATCATTCCATGCTTCTTATTACCAAAATTCCTTTCTAAGGCATCCTTCTTAAACATAGTATGAAAGTTTAATAACATCTGCACACCATTCTCTGCACCTTCTTCTATATCTCTGGCGTATTCATGGTTCATGATATCTGCAGTATCATCAAGAATACTCTTATCAGTAAATCTCAAAGATTCTAAGGTAGCAAGTTCATCAATTAAATCCTCTAATTCTTGTATAGGTTGTCCATTATGTAATATACCTATCTTATGTGCATTCAATAATTGCATCTCTAATCCAACAGTACCTTGAGCCATAAAATGACCAAGAGACTCTGCCTGCTGAATTATAAGTAAAGAATTAGCTTTATACTTACTCTTTATTTTATTCTGAATAGTACGAATATCTGCTTTAACTATATGAGGATTCTTTAATAATTTTATTATTCTATTCGCCTGTGCTTTATTATTTGGATCAAATATACTAGATATATCCGTTTTAAGTAATCCATTAGTTAATTTAAGCCAACTATCTTCTTCTAATGGATTTGTTTGATCAAACGCATTAGTTATCTGTGAAGTGAATATATTTCTTATATGCTCTCTTTGAGACTCAACATGCTGTTTAACTGCTCTAGCTAAATCAAAAATAGGAACATCTTTTACCTTTCCTCCAGAGATTTCATATATAAGTTTATAGATAGGATTATCCTTAGTCCATCCAGATTTATACATTACCTTATTAAACTCTTTCTTAAATGCATCAGAGGTAATATAGAAAGGTAATGCTAAAGGAGTAATTGCTATATTTACATATTTATTATGTCTAAACTTACCATTACTTAATATGAACTTTTCTGCTGCTTTACTATAAGGTTGCCATGCAAATCTATTTAAGTAATCTCTAATAGTAGTATTAAATTTATCTTGATAGTAAAGGTATGCAGCTATTCTACCTTCTGCAGCTTTATTAATTTTAGTTGTATTAGAGGCTAAATCATAAATTGCTTGATGAACATTTTTATTTGCATTCTTATTAATTAAATCACTTATCCAATTAATAATATTAAGGAACATAGCACGTACTTTACTATATAAAGTACTACCGCTTTTTACTTTATCTCTACTAGCATCTATGCTTTTAAGATGATTCATAAAAGTCTCATTAGACAAAGCAATAGTACCAAACTCATGTAAATGCCCAAGAGTCTTTTTATTATTAAATATATAGTTATATCTCTTCTTAGCTTTTACCATTTCTTCTGCATAAGAAGAACCAATAGGTATAATAACATTACCATTACTATCTTTTTTTAGTAAGTCTATTGGTTGGGTGTGTTGTTTTGCTTTCTGCAGTAAATATTCTAATTTATTTTGTATCTTTAAATTATTACTTATACCTACTCTCCAAATATTATGTAACATCTCATGTACATATACTTCCTGAGAAGACATTTCTGTATTACTAATATTAAGTTTACCTTGGTCAGAGGTATACATATAGATATCGTCATTAGGGCCACTATAACCCTTATTACGGCTAATATTTACTTCAGTAATCTTAAGGGATATCTTAGATAAAGAGTCCATAGCAGGCTTAATTAGGCCGTTTATTACATCTTTAAGATTCTTCTTATGTTCATAGGATTCATGAACATTTCCTACGTTAGTTAAATCATCAAATATATCAGATACAGTATCATATGTAATATCGTACTTATCAGCATGAGTAAAGTCATCAGGATTAAATACTCCTGTTGCTTCAGAACCTTGTTTATCTTGGTTATTGTTTTTGACTTCATTAATTATATCTTCTTCTGTTGTTTTAGAAGTAAATCTTGCAGCAGTTTTATCAGTCTGAGGGAATTGATCACTAACAATTAAATTATTATGCTTTAATTTAAGATTCTCATTAACCATTTCACGCATAGAACTGAAATCAGCAAATGTATCCTTAATACTAGCAGGAGACGTTATGCCCATATTAACTTGCTCATTCATATAAGCATCATTTGCTATATTATAGATATTTTTATCTTTACTTATAATCTCCTCAAATCTAGAAAGAGTATCATTAACAGCATCTACTATATTCCATTTCTGATGGTTTTCTGAATTAAGTGTATTCATTGTTTCAGTCGAATTAAGACTATTACCTATACCGTCTAATTTAGCATCAAATATATCCATAATATTATGCTTACCCATAGTAGGGTTAAGTACAAAAGCATCATAAAGAATATTTAATATAACAATGGATTTAACACCAATACTATCAGAAAATTCCATAGTATTTAAACTACTACTTAATGAAGAAGTTTCTTTAGTTAACTCTATTATATTACCTTCATTATCCACATCAAATTGCTGGTATTTAAACTTATTATTTCCTAAATGTACTTTAGCTTTAGTATCATTTTTATTTCTGGATACTTGGTTAGCTATTAATGCAGAGTCCTCATGTGACTCTGATAGAGGAGTTTTAACAGTAACCATATGTCCTTTTTTAAGCATATCTTGATGTATCTCAGATATAGCTTTCTGATTTAAAGAACCATGTTTCTTTTTATACTCACTAAATAAACGTCTTTCGTTAGCTTTAAAGATATGGTTTAATGCAGACATAGTACCTACAAGAATTTTCTTAGCATTCGATACTTCTTCATATTCATTCTCAAATGCAAATTCCATAGCTGCACCATATACAGCTTCAACTGAATTCCTAATGTTAGTAGCACGATAAGTCCTACCAAATTTATTAGGTTTATTCTTTAATTCAAGAATATCTGAATAAAATTCATCTGGTTTAACAAATAAACTTTTACCATCTACTTTTATATTTTTACTTATATTATCTAATTGTTCGTTAGATACAGGTAATCCAGTAGATATATCTTCTACTGCAATAACTAAATCTCTAATTTGTTTTGCTAAAGGTATTGCTTCCTCTGTTTGGCCTGACTCAACTAAGCTATTATATTCAATAGCCATACTAACTACTTTTTTCTGTAAATCTTCATATACTAAAGCAGATTTAGCCCTAGCTATAGCAACCATACCCGCATTATATCCATAAGTCATAAGAGGGTCTTTAGCAAACTGTCTAGCTTCACTAGTGATACTCCCATCAGACTCAACCAATGAACCAACAATAAGAGATAAATTCCTAAGTTTTCTATTTACTATCTCCTCAGTGTATTGATTACTTACCTGTTCTCTTTTAGCTTTAGGTGTAAATTGAGAGAAAGCTCTTAAAGGGGATATCTTGCTTCTTTCTACTTCTTTCTTTTCAGCTCCTACTAACTCTTTCATTTGAGTTTCTACAGTAGATAAACTTTTAGTAATAGCTACTGCCATAGCTTGGTATAAATCCCTATTACCAGGGATTTCTTTCCAATTTAAGTATGAATTAAATGTATCACCTTTAAAATAGAATCCTACGGCATTCATTAATTTTTTATATTTTTCAGTAAAAGGTGCAAATTCAAATAAGATATTGGACATACCATTGGTAACACCATCTATCTCTTTACCTAATTCTGTAGTAAAAGATTTCTCATTATTATCTTTAGCATATTTATATCTAGCATATGCAGATAGAGCAGCAAGAGAGCCTATATTCTCTTCACCTTTATGGGTTGCTTTTACAATTAATGCTTTCTCTTCACTGGATAAAGTAGCCTCAGTATCATTACTAATATTCTGAATTCTAATAATTATATCTGCAGCATCATTAAATAATTTATTATTCTCTATTTCAGCAAAGTATTCATGAGATTTTTCTAAACGGTTTTTATCTACTGGATAATCCAATAATTGAGCTACTGCTGATTTAAATAATAAAAGAGTATCCCCTTTGCCCATTTCAATATTGGTTTCCCAATTAGAACCAGATAGCATAAATCTCTGTAATTTAGAGGTTTGATAGTTAATAGTATTATTAGCAATACCATTTCTAAAATTACTCCATGTATTGTAAGTAAAATACATTAACTTATCTAAGTTAGTTTTATTACTTTCCATGTAATTCTTAAGATGTTCATATTGCTGTTCTAGTTGTCTATTATTAGCAATTACCCCTTCTTTTTGATCGAAAGGTACCTTCTCTATTTCTGCATCAGTTTTAAATCCAGCAGCTAATAAGAAAGTATCTTTACCCAGAGCAAAAAACAATTGCCCCATATCTTTATTTATCTTAAATCCTTTAGATTGTCCTGATTTAATATTCTCAGCAAATGCTTTAGGAGTAGAAGTTAATCCTATTTTACCTACTCTAGTTTTAACTTTTTCTACTGGTTCTTCTGATACATCAAGAATATCTTTGTCTATCCCTAATAGAGAATCAATTAATAAGTTATTCTTCTCATAGATATCCATTAATACTTTAGCTTGTTCAGTAGGAACTTGATAAGTGATATTCTCTCCTGAATCATTAGACTCTACTTCTACTAAATTTAATTTAACAAATTTTAAGTCAGCATCTAAATTACCAATTTGTCTAATTTCATTTTCAGTACGAATTTCATTAAGTAATCTTTGAGTATAACTAGTAGTCTTTAATATACCTGAACTACTTAAAGCAACTATTATCTGTTCACCAATAGAAGCAGATAACTTTTCTTTATACATTTCAGGAGCATCATTAATTACTCCTAGATTAATACTATTAGTTACTAGATTACCTAATCTATTAATTAATTGAGGTAAAGGTTTACCTACTGTTCTAAGTAGAGCAGCAGCCTCTGGAGTTATGGTTTCTTTACTATCCCTATTTAATATTTTATTAATTTCTGTATCAAAGTTAGTACCACTATATTTACCATCAGTTACTAACCAAGATAAAGTAGAGATAGCCATAGCATCTGATATTACAGAAGGTAACTTACCATCACTATTAAGAAGTAAAGTTAATGGATTATCCAAATAATGATAACCCTTTTTCTTTTTAACATTCCCCACTGTTTCTTGGATACCATCAGAGATAACTTTAACCTGTTTAGCAAAATTATATAAAATATTATAAGTATCTTCTGTAATATTAGCTTGGTCTATTATTTGTTCCTTAAACAAAGGATTAAGTACTCTTCTAAGTAGATTAGGTATCTGAGCCAATAATCCTTTAGGAATTTTTCTCTTATTAATAAAAGTTCTACTAGCTGATTTTAATTTATCTAAATCATCTCTGACAGGGCTATTATTAGCAATAGTAGAGTACAAATCACTCTTAGATAAACTCCTTGGATTATTAACTGATTGGCTAATAACAATATCTCTAATAGTAGGATACCCTACTTCTGGATTACCAAATAAATCTAAAATATCTTTAGCAACTTGTTTAAAGTCTACTTGTTCTTTATTAGCTTTCTTACTACGTAAACTATTTAAGAATTCTTCTACAAGTTTTTTACCTTTTTCTGTTGCAGGTTTCATAACAGTTAAAGCTAATAAATCCTGAGCAACTACAGAATCATTTAATGGTTTATCTTTTAAATTTAATCCAAAAGGAATTAATCTAGCATTACTATATTCTAATTTAAAAGTATCAATACCAATGGCTGCATTGTTAAATAACTTAATATTTTCTTCATCAAGAATACCATCAGAATTAACTTTAAATTGAGCTAATTCTGCTGCTTGAACATGATTTCCTAAAGCTATTCTATGAGCATCTGTTAAGGTGTTTGCATCAAGTTTAAGTAACTCTCTTCCAATAGAAAGAGTATCGGTTATCTCTTCTAAAAGCATTGCCTTAATCTGTTCAAGAGTTAATTCAGATTTAACTACTACTTCTTCTGCTTGTTCTTCCTGCTCAGTATTATTAATTTCATCTACTACATCTTCTTCTGTAACAATTTCAAAGCTTTCTATAAGGTCTTTCTTTTCTTCTTTGGTTTGGCTTGGATATACTTCTTTTAGTATTTCTTCTATAGAATTATTTGAATCCCATAATTTATTAGGAGGAGTAATACCTTCTGCAGTACTACCATTAGTAGCAATAATATAATTACCAGCTAAATCGCTATGATTTATTACTTCTTCTACTTTAACTCCTTTAGGTAATTTATCCTTTAAACCTTTATATACTTCTATAGAAACTTCTTTAAATGATAGAACACCTAACTCAATTAAATCAGCCATAAGTGGAACAAGAATATCTTTAATAGCTTTCTTCTGTTCTGGTTCCATCATATTACTTCTAGTGAATCCACTAATTAAATCAGCTAAATCTCCAAGCTTATTATTAATATTTTGTTTTAATTCGTCTTTACGGCTATTTTTAGGGGTTTCTAGGGATTCTTTTTTAAGAGTACTATCACTAGGGGCATTAGTAGATCGTGTCTCCTGAGCCTTAATAACAGGCTCTTTTTCAGCTTTAGAAACTAACTTAACATTCTTTAAAAGAATGCCTCTTTTACCTTCAATTTTAGTACCTTTCTTAAATAAGAATACTTTACCATCACGAATAGTAGATACAATTCCTTCTAAGTTACTTTTACCATAGCTAATTGTATCTCCTATTTTTATTTCTGATTCAGAAACAGTACTAGTATTTCCTTCTAATTTAACTGGTGTAACCCCAATTGCATTAAATACATCTAAAGTAGCTCTTTTTTCTATATTAAGAGCACTATCAGATAGTAAGCTATTATCTTTATCATTAGCTTTATATTTAGTAGCAATAGTTTGTTTTTTATCTGATTGATAATTATCTTTATCTTTATTAACCAAATGACTTAATTCATGTGAAACAATAAAGTCTTTTATCTCTTCTTCATTAAATAAAGATAAAGTACCTGGTAAATCTATACCTTCTTCTTTGAACATTTCAGTTAGAACTGACTTCTGTTTAGAAGCTTTATTTAAATTATTTGGATCTAATGCTGTTACATAATTAACAAACTCATCTTTAGAAATATCTTTTGCTACATAAATAGTATTTAAATCTGAATTATGTAATCCATAAACATTATTAATAGAAGCCCTATCAACTGTGTGTACAGTAAAAGTAGTATCTCCTATATTTATTGTTTCAGTTATTGGATTAGTTTTTTCTACTCTACTTATTTCTTTTACTTTACGCGTAATAGATGTATAACCCTTTTCAAGGTTATTTACATCTTTAGGAGAATCATAAGTAATAGCAGTATTACCATCATTTAATTTGGTTAAACCAGTAACCTTATATGGGAAATCTTGATAAGTAATTTTTCCATTTACTTTAACTTTCTTTCTAAAATAAACTGTATCTCCTACTTCAATAATATTTCCATCATTAGCAATATAATTACTACCAGTATTATTATAGAAAGCAAAAGAAGGTAATTTATTAGCAGGATCAGAAGTAATTTTGGCTAATTCTTTTTTAACTAACTCCATATTATTAAATATAATACTAGGATTCTTTATCTTAGTAGGAGTCTTATCTTTATTATATCCAGTAATATAACTCTTAAGACTAGCAGTTAAACCTCCTGTAAGTTTTCCTAATTCAGGAAATTTATTATTTTTAAATAAGCCATTTCTATCCATATATGCAATAACACTGGATTGAAACTTACTAACAACAGCTACAGCTTCTTTTCTAGAAGTTGCATTATTATTAGTACTAGTATTAATATTCTTTTTATCTTTTAATTTACTTAATTTATTTTGTATTTTTCTTTGTAATTGTTCTATATCTTTATAGGATACTGAACCAGTATTTACATATTCTGTAATATCATCTATATACTTAGATATTAAATCATTAATTTCATTCTTTATTGGAACAGTAGTTTCCGTATCTACTTTATTATCTAATAGTTTTTTAAATGGAATTATATCTTTCCTAAATGTATTAGCATTTTTATTTCTACCTTTTTTAGTAGAGATACCTCCTGTTCTTTTCTCTCTATCTTTAAAGATAGTACCTACTTCTTTTAATGGAGTATTAGGTTTAATATTTTCATCTAGTACTTTAGCTCCATTATAAATAACATCTAATGCACCTCTAATAGCTTTTTCTTCTTTTTCTATTGTTTTATATAAATTACCATTTTTAAAGTCAGCGTATTCAATAGATAAAGTAGCACTGTCTTTATTTCCATATCTTATAGTAAGAGGCTCTAATAGTTTATTAGTACCTTCTTCTGTTTCAAGGGCAGCTTCTGCTAATGCAGCATTAATAGTTTTTAATTTAGTTTGATGAGATTTTAAGAATTTAGTTAAATTACTAATATTATTTATTACTTTATCTGTATCATTAGAGATAATTCCTTCATAGGAACTTTCTAAATATTCTTTAAGACTTGGTTTATCTAACTCACTATAACCTTCTGTATAAATATCATTACTTACTTGATCTAAACTTTTAGCACCTTCTTTGTTCTCTTTTAAAGTTTTACGCATATCCAAAGCAAATTGTAATCCACGCTTAAATCTTTCATCTATTTCTTTATCTGCTATAAGAGCTTTAGCTTTTTCTTCTACTTCAGGAGTAATATCTTCTTCATTACCCATAATAAATTTAGATAATTTATCTACTGAAGATGTATCTTTTGCTTTTATATTTTTATAGTTATCTTTTACTTCTGCTTTAATATTTGCATCTATACTTGTTTTAAGAGCATTTCTTTCATTCTTAGCATACTCAAATAACTTACCTTGTTCTTGTATTTGAGTTTTCTTTTCTTCTTCAGATAAATTAGATTCAGCTATTTCACTTATCTTATTTTTAATATTATCCATCTGTTCATTTATTAATGAAACTTTTTGGTTTGGGTCTTCTATATCCAAACTATCTCTAATATTATTTACATTAGTATTTATATCATCTGTAAAAGTAACTGAATCTCTAGCCTGTTTTAATAGGTCTTCTTTTTCTGTTTCTACTTCTTCTGTAGTATTACTAGACTCATTAGAAGCATTAGGAGCCTCTTTCTTATTACCTAATGGGATACTTAAGATTTCTCTTAAAGATTGCTCTATGGGCTTATTATTAGCTTCTGAGATGTCTTTAAGAGTACTTCTTGTTCTAACATCCAAAGACTCAATTACATCTTCTATAGTACCCTTATCCACTAATGAATTTGGATTAGAAAGTAAATCTTTTACTTCTTTATTTAAAGTATTTTCTAAAGTAACTCTTACCTCACCAGTAGCTTTAAATACTTCTTTTTGTTCTTTGGTTGGTTCGGTACCATTTACTTTTTTATATTCTTCACTAATTTTATTAGCTACATCATTAGCTTTTAATTTATCATTTACTTTCTTAATAGGAGAAGTTACTTCTTTAATTGTTTTAAGGGGATTAGTAGCTATAGTAGTTCCTGCTCCAGCAACTGCTTCTGTAACAACATCTCCACCTAAATCAACAAAAGGTTTAGCTGAACTATATCCAGCATCTTCAGCAGTAGCTTCAGATATAATACTAGAAGATGCTCCCTGCATTCCTTCTTCAATAGTTTGAGCAGGAATTTCTTTAACCATACTTCTTTCTTTAAATCCTTTAGCTTCTGCTTTACCTGTACCTAATACTCTAGTTATTCCTGCAGCAACTAACCCTGCTTTAGCTGCAGCATCTGCTTTAGTACTGGCAAGTGATGCATCATCTAAACCTTCTTGTTTAAGTCTTTCTTGTACCTCTGGTAATTCTTTTAATAAAGAGATAGCTCTATCAGGGGCTACTCCTAAATTAACTAAATCATTATATTTAGGGCTTGTATTAGCAAAAAAATCCTGTAAGGATTCTTTATGAATATTTTCTACTTGGTTAGCGGCTCCGCCGCCTTCTGCAGAAGCGGTATAAGTGGCCGCACCTAACTCTGCTAATTGATTTTTATCAGCTTTAGTACTTACTTTAGTAGAAGGTTTACCAATATATTTTAAACCCTTAGCTGCTAATCCAGGGCCAAATAAATGACCTACATTCTCTCCTACTAATGCTGTAGTAGCCAAAGGATTATCTATTAAATCCTGTCCTGCTAACTTAGCATTCTGTAATTGAGTCTTTAAATAACCAATAGCATCATTATTAGATTCTTTTATATTTTCATTAGCTCTTTGATATTCACTATCTCTTCTTGCTTGAGAACCTTCAGCTACATTTTGCTGTTGTCCAATTAGATTATTACTATATAGATTATCCTCAACATATTTTTTTGTTGGTTCAATCATATTAAAGTAATCAGAAGGAGGTAATCCTTTAGGGCCGGGAATATCAAAAGGAAGAATAGATTCTATAGCTTTAGGGGCAGTTTGACTAAGAAAATTATATGCACTAGGTACGATATTACCTAAACCTTCTAATAAAGCAGCACCTGATAATGCTGACATACCAACAACATCCCCACTAGCTTCTTTCACACTATATGGATTATTTAATTCAGGTTTAGGTAGTTTTCCTAAGTTCTTTTGTTTTTCTGCTTTTGCAATAGCAAGGTTTAATGCTTTAGATACATAAGGGTCTTCAAATTGAGTTGCCATAATTTTTCCATAAAAATTAATTAAAATCTAAATAACTACTCTAGAGTAACTTAATGATTAATTTTAAAAGTATTACCACCTTGCATTATTTGTCTTATTTGTTCATTAGAAGGCGCATTACTATTACCATTTTGGGTACCCTTTCTAGCACTATTCCTATAACTACTTATAGCATCTTCTACAGCACCTTCTAAATCACTGTCAGTTACCTTAAACCAAGCATCACCGCCATATGTGGATAATATTTGTTTAAGGATATATTCTCTTTCAGCAAGAGTAGTATTAGTTTCATTCATTTTATCATGAATAACGCCTATATCTCCTGCATCTTTTCTTTCTCTAAAGTCTTTACCACCATATTTTTCAAGATATTCTTGCATCCCTGCAGTAGTATTTAACCTTTGTACTAAAGCTTCATGGTCTACTTTAGCTGTATATGCTGCTTTATCAACTGGGTTTAAATTTAATTGGTTTTCATAAAAACCCTTTACTTTATTAACTAAAGTAGGATTATTTGGATACTCATTTTGCAAATCACGTATTACACTAGGCAACGACTCAAATGTAAGACTTTGTGCTACTTCTGTAATTTGAGGTATTAACTTATTATATAATTGAGTAGATTGTTTCTTTTCTTCGGAAGTATTAAGTCTAGTACTTAACTCATTACTTTTAATAGTTCTTTCTGCATTTGTAGATTGTAACTCAAATACCTTGTTACTAAGTTGTAATTTTTCATAATCATTTAATCCAGTTAAATCTACATCTTTACCGCTATGTATCTGTCTAGCTAAACCAGTTAGATTTCTTTCATACTGTACAGGATTAGTTTTACCTAAAAATGTATTCTTTAAGTTAGGGTCTTTTACAGAATCAATAAAGCTGTTTACAGCACTCCAATCATTAGATTGTACAGCACTATTATATAGAGTATTAAACTCATTAACTAAAGGCTCATTTTCTTTAGCATTAATCTGTTTTTCTAACTCTAATTCAATTGATTTATTTTGTTTTTTTGTTAAACTTCTTTGTGCTTGTTCATCTTTAAAAGCTTGTTGTGCTTTCTGTAAACTAAGTAATTCTGTATTAGACAAATTAACTGTATCTTCTGGAGTAAGAGATTCTCCATTAAAAATTTTACTTGTTAAACCTGCTATATTAGCTTTATCTTGTCTTCCTATTACTTGCTCCATTAATGCCTGCTGTATATAAGGAGCTTCTTTACCAATATTACCTCTAATAACAGCTAGCTCTTCTGGACTTTTAGCTTGAGTTAAAGCCAATTTATATTGATCTATTACAGGCTTACTACTTCTTTCTAATTGAGACTGATTATAATTATATTCATTGGTTAATCTATTTTGAAGATTAGGTAAAGCACTCTGTTGAGCCTTAGCAACTTCATTAAAATCTACTTTACCAAATTCTTGTTCAATAGCATCAGATGTACCATATTGACTTATAAAGTTTTTAAGAGCATCTACATCTTGTATCTGACGTTGTTTAGCTAAAAAGTCTAAAGTTCTTTTATCTACCTCTTTCTTTTCGTACATATCCTGTACTTTAGCTTGGTTATTAAACGCATCAGCAATACTACTAATACCAGAAGTAATAGCATTATTACCACTGTATAGAGAAGATGTACTAGGTAAGTTTACACTTACATTATTCCATTGAGGAGATAAATTTGAGATAGCCATATTGGTATACCCTATTAATTATTAAGTAAAGTCTTCTTAAACTCTTCATCAGAAGTAGTTTTCCATGCATCAGGAGTAATATTTCTTCTATCTTGTCTAGCATTATTATATGCAAGCAAGCTTGCAGCATAGTTTTTATCACCCATTTCCATAGCATATTTAGCTTGTTTTTCAGCTAATTTATTTTGGTTATAACCATTATATGCTCCAAATAATCCACCTATTCCTTTCATAATTGACCCATAGCCTCTTAAGGATTCAGGGTCAAACCAATTAGAAGAAGGTGTATCTGCTGCAGGAGGCTTTACTCTAAAGTTTTCCATATAACCTGAAAAATCAGTTCCATACTGCATACTGGGATTTACTCCAGTATTTACTGTAGGGAAGTAATTTAATGGATTAACATTAGTAAAATTCATAGGAATACCATATTGCTGCATTCCTAAGACTTCATCTAATACATTTTTTGTAGGGGAATAATTCATTATATTATCCATATCTATCTCCTATATTTATTAAACTAATAATCTATCATCTATGTCAGAAATATAAGGTAAACTTATATTGTTCTTAGGTAACTTTAACATATTATCATAGTAATCTGATACTGATTGTATAGCTATTGCTCCAGGATTTGTAGTTAATGCTCTCTCATAAAATTGACTAGCAGTTTCTCCGGTAAACATATTAGTAGTTACTCTTGTTATATCCAAATAATCTATAATATTAGAATTATTAGTATTAAGCATATCATATGCATTATCTAATTCTTCTTGTCTCTCTTTATTTGTTTTATACCACGATTCATACTCATCTGCTATAGCTTCATTCTTAATTGCTGTATCTATATTAACGGCTTCTGTAGTTATATCTACAAAAGACATTAACTCTTTTACAGAAGGTAATCCAATTTTACCTGTGGTATATCCAGTATAACTAATATAGCCTACTAAGATAACTAATAATGCAACTTCTGCTTCTAATTTTTTTACTAGAAATCCTAATGCTAATTTAATAACAATGCTTTTTATTACTGCTCCTGCTATGTAATAAGCAGCAGCTTTTAAAGCAATTGTTTTTAAAGTAGCTACAGTAATAGTATTTACTCCTACTTGAGTAATAGCTGCTTTAACTGCTGCTGCCATAGCGGACTGTATACCAAGATAAAAATGATAAGCACCAACTACTAATAATATAGCTTGAACAAGAAAAAGAAAAAAGGATGTCTCATACCATTTTAATTTAGTTACCTGTTGTGAATAAATAACTAAATGTAACGCTCTTTGTAATACTTTTTCTCTATATAACTTAGGTAAAGATTCTATTGCTTTAATACTAAGAGGAATAATCATCATTTCCTGATAATCAGGCTCATTAGTTATATAGTGATATATGGTTTGATACCTTTCTCCTGCAAGAAGAGAATATGCATATAAAGGAGCTTCTATATGAATTTTAGTATAGTACTCCTCAGTATTTTGATATATCAGAGTGTAGGAACCGTCATTTACTGTTACTGTATCAGGTCTCCAATATGCACCTACATTCCCATCTGGATAATAGGGATCAGATGCAGCTTTCCATTCACTAGCATAATCTCCTACTTTTACATAAGAACTGTATCTACCATATTCTCTGGATACTGATACTTCTTTATATATTAAATCTAATCTAAAAGTAGACTCTTCTATAGTAAAGCTATGCTCCCCTTTAGATAAAGAATTTATGTTAGGAGGCATATGGGTATTTATGCAATCTGGAAAATCCCTATTTGCTTCTCCAGTACAATTAGGAATTTCTACATGGTTAGGAACATTAAAATAAGCATTAGTAGTAGTTGCTCCAGCCAATAAACCAAAAAATTGATATAAAGCAGCTAAATCATATTGATTTTTAGAAAACATATTAGTACCAAATAGTACATATGCTCCTTTTATATATTGTGCTCCTTCATTAGAATCTAATTGTTCTATGATGCCATCAATAGGTATATTAACAGTATCTAATAACCCTTTTACAGAGCTATATTCGTGATCAGATACGTTTTTAAAATCTTTTTTTAATACTGCTATAGGCATAAATTGAGCAATATCTATAGAAGTATCCTCAACTTCTTTTAATTCTTCATATTGAGGGTCTTCAATATCAAACATAAAAGGAGTTACTTGTCCCGGAGTTTTATTAAAAATAGCTTCTCCGTAATAGTATATTTTATTTAAGTCTACAAGAGGAATTTCATAAGATTCACTGCTTATGAAAGTAGAAGTACCTTTAGTTAAATTTATCTTATATCTATCATATAAGATAGCAATACTATTAGGTACTTCATAAGTAATTTTCTCAAATCCATAAGTATCACCATAATAGATTACAGTTTCATACCTATACCTATAAATAGTTTCTGTAAACTGGTGTCTATAAATAATGGTATCAGGAGCTGGAGGTTGTTCAAGTGTACATACCTTCACTGGCCCTTCTTCTCCCTCTACCGTAGTACATACTTTTACTTTTGGAGGAAGAGTAGGAATAACATAAGGCTCTACAAAATAAGTACCATCATAGCCATATCTAGCTCCATCAGGAGCTGTATATATTGGAGGTAAGTTCTCTCTTAAAAATACCTTTCCATAATGCTCTAAGGGGACATTACCGTATCTAACTGGTTCAATGTAAGTTCCTTCTAATCTTTGAAATAATTTATTTAATTTATGTCTATCAAGACCTGTTTCAGTTAATTTTCCAGAAGGAAGACCAAATATATACTTTTTCTTACCATAAGAAATATACTTATCTATATCTACTCCTAATCCAGAACTAGCTACTTGAATAATATTATCTACAATAGATGTTCCTTCAAAGATAGCCATAAAAACAGCAGTCGTTAATCTATTCTCCTTTTCATCTGGCATTAAAGGTAGAGTAGATACAGAAGAAGTATAAATCTTTTTCCCACTAAACATTGTTATCCTTCAGATTTAGCTTTCATAGAAGATAATTCCGAACCATAATCAATTGGATAATCTTGTACCCTTAAGCTAGTAAATGCTCCTAATGAAGCTCCTGCTGCAAGTACATCTGCTTTAATCTTAGCAGCTTTAATTAATGCGTCATCAGTAAATCCATCAGTCTGTGCTTGTATTAAATTTTTCTGCTTACCTATTACTCCTGCCGCAATTCCAGATGCAGGAACTCCTCTAAGAATATAATTATCCCCAATAGTAATCTCATCATCTATTTGTGCTCTTTCTATTAATTGCTTATGTCTAAGTAATTCAGCCTCTTCTTCTATTTTATCTGCTTGGTTATCTATCACATTACCTTGTTTGGTTATATTCTTAAGCTCTTCTTCAAGATTATCTACTTCTTGTTCAAGTTTAGAAGCTTGGTTAATTAAAACTTCTCCTTGTTTAGATATATTCTTAAATTCTTCTTTAAGATTATTTGTTTCTTGGTTAAGTTTACTGGATTGATTTACTAATACTAATAACTCTTTTTCTAACTTATTTATTTGAGCTTCTTTTAATCTATTTTCAGTAGGTAATACTGTACTAAGTTCATATAACTTAATCTTAGCTTCATTCTGTCTAATAATTAATTCTTGTGCTTTAATTTCTAATTCTTTACCTATTATAGATGTTTCAGCAATTATTCTATTAGTCTCAGCAGAAGTTTTATCTATTTGTTCTCTTAATAAATTTCCTTCAATACTCTTATTAGTAATCTCTGCATTTAATAAAGATATTTCTGTAGAAAGTTTATCTAAATTTCTAGATAAAATAGCTCCTTCTTTTTCTGCATTTAAAGTATTTTGTTGGATTAGTGCTATTTCTGCATTTGTTTTAGCAATATCAGCATCCATCTGTAATCCCTTTTTAGGGATTAATTTAGCTTCCTCTAAAGCTATTTCTGTTTGTGCTGAAAGTAATTCAGCCTGTTTATCTGCTTGCTGTTTACCCAATAAAAATATAATGCTTTGTTGTAATACAGCTTCTACAGAGCCAAGATATACTTTAGAATAATCTGATCCCTTAATTCTACCATTTTCATATTGAGTATCTAATTTCTCTTGTAAAGAGAACATTAATTCATCTAATACTCCAGTATTATTTGCTAAATCAGATGTTATATCTTGTACTGATATCTTAGCCATGTAAAACTCCTAAATTTTAATTATCTATACTACCAGACATAGCTTGTTGTTGTGCTAAATCTTTTAACTCTTCTTTACTTAATGGGTCTAATCTTTCAATAGAGAACTCATTAACTTGCTTAGCTTTACGTACTGTCATACCACTAGGTAATTTAGTATTAACGAAAATTGAACATTTTCTTTCTTTTAATTCCTGATAAATAATATTAGATACATGCCATGATTCTGTATTAAAAGGAACATATTCTTTAAATGTACCTAATTTAGCTGAACCAACTGAGATAATTTCACCTTCCCAATTCTTCTTTAATGGATTCATACAAGTAATTCTTACTCTTACTTTTTTACCTGCATCTCTAAAAGAGATTCTTCTAGTATATTCTTCATACTCTTTAAGAGTCATAGCAGCCTTTTTTGAAGTCTTTTTAGGCTGAGTAGACTTATCCCCTATCTTATCATTAATCTTTGCTTTAAGAGTCTGTATGCCAATATTAGGGCTATACTTGATTCCCATTAAATCAGCTCTCTTTTTAAGAACTGTTAATTCATCTTCTAATACTACTTCTTCTTCATTTTCATTACTCATTTTAAACTTCCTTATCTTTTTATAGAGGGTGATACCACTTTTAATAAAAATAAAAGCAAAGTCCTAATTAAAGGACTTTACTCTTTTTAGTACTTAACCATTAAATCTCAGCAATGGTCTTGATAATAGCAATACGTTCTGGACGTTTAATCATAGTTCCATAGTACCACTTAATTGAATAGAATCCTGTTTCACCATATGGGTCTTCAGGACGTACTGTTTCACCAGGCTTCTTATGATTAATTTTATACTTCACTGTTTTACCATCAGTTTGGAAACCAATAGTAGTAAATGAAGCATCACCAACAACTAACATTGGATAAACATTAAAGCGATAGTTAGTACCATCATGACCAAAACGGAATACATTACTTCCATCTGGATCAGTTACAGTAGCTCCAGCAGCTTCCCAATGCATCATTTCAGGAACAACAATAATACGGAAATCGCCTACTGCACCTATTTCGCCTTTAGCTACACTACCAGCAGAAGCATATTGAGCTACAGGAATAAATGCCTGATTACCATGATAGTCAGTCATACGCATTATAGTAGAAGTAAGCTCAGAACCAACATACATATAACGAGCAGCATTAATTACTTTAGTATCTATCATACGAGAACCAGAAATAAGCTTAGTATTCTTAGGACAACGGTTATTATCCAATTCAATAGAAAGCTTAATTAAGTCATTATATGTAACTAAATCATTAGTATTATCTGCAGCAAATGGAGATGCTAAATCATTACCTTGTAGCGTAGCAGAACTAGTAGCATTACCTGTATACCGAATTACTCCTGCACCATTTAACAAATCAATTTGTAATTGGTCTTCTGTAATTTCATTAGCAGCTTTAACAGATTCAGTAGTAATATGCATCAATAATTCTGGATCAGAATCAAAATCCAAAGATTCCTGAGTGTATTCATCAAAGAAACCGAATTTCTCAATAGAACCTTCTAATTCAATACGCTTCATACCTACACGGTTAACACGTCCACCATTTTCAGTAAGAGGAGGAATTTTACCACTAATGGTACCTACATCTTTAGATGAAGCATAAAAATTACCTGCATCTGCCGTATAAGTAGCAGCAGCAAAACGATAACCTAAGTCATAAGCAGAGCCTGCACCAGTAACACTTAATTCAGCATATGAATCATTAGTAGTACCTGCACCTACAACACTACTTAATAGATAAGTAACTACAGCTTGTTTTGCTTCAGCTAAAGCAGCAGCCTTAGTAGTAGCTAAATCTGTATCCCATGCTGCAGTACCAACAAAATACATAGGTTCGCCTGCACCAGCAGTACCAGATGCATCAGGAGGAGTAACTACAATAGTTGCCTGAGAAGTACTATTATCTCCTTGCCCAACAACACCATTTGCATCAATACCTTGATCATTAATATTTCTATCATCTAAGATAGGAAGATAATGAAACATTTTAATGGTTTTACCCATATTCTTAGGCATATTAGTTACATCAGCTAACTGGCCAAAATAGGCTTCTTTAGCCGCTTCTACTAATGCTTTTTTATCAAAGAAATCAGTTCTAATCTGACTTCCAATTGAAGATGGAGAACCTCCAACAGGATCGTTATAAATCATACTCATTTTAATCACCTATATTATAAATATTTACTTAAAGTTAATTTCTCAAATTCTTCATCTGATAAAGATAAAGCATTTAAAGAAGTATTATTTGTTTTATTAGCAGTACTCTTTGTACTACTGGCTGCTTTCTTCTTACTTTTAATTTCAGAATTAACTTTACCAGTATTACTACTACTAATATTTCTATTTTGTTTAGCAGTCTGGGTATTTGGAGTATTAAAACCACCATTTGCCTGTATAGCATCCCCAACTGCTTTGTAAGCCTCTAAATCGGATAGTCCACTGAGTCTTCCTAACATGCGTTCTTTTTCTACAACATCATTAATCTGTTTATAGATACCTGTTTCCATGTGATCATTAATTATCTTAATGATTTGAGGAGTCTCTAATAGAACTTGTTTACTTCTATCATCCCACTTATTGCCTATAACTTCGATAGTGCTTGAAAATGAAGGACTATCCCTAATTTCATCAAGGACTTCATCCAGTTCCACTTCTTTGTCATTAACATTGTAAGTATTCGGAGTATAATTAGTACTATTTTCCGTATCAATATCTAGAGGATCAACACCACTATCAGCCATAAACTTAGCTATAGCTTCTGGATTCTTCTTATCCAAATCTATAAGAAAATTAAGTTTATCTTCTTCTAATAGGCCGTTCTTCTCTAACATTTTAATAAGCTTCAGGTTAGGCTTTAATGCCTCCATCTTCTTATTATAATTAGCTCCCATCTTCATTAAAGATAATGCTTCGTCTACATTACTAACTTGCATCTCTCTATTGTTAGCTTTAAATGGTGCTAATAACTTCTCATATTCACTTTTATAATCAATATCATTGCTAGTATCACTACTAGGTAATTTTTCATTATCTTCTTGGATATGAGTAGTTTTCTCTTCTTCAGAAGATACATCAGATGTATCTTGCTGATAATTTTCGGTATTGGAGCTATCTTCTGTATCTTCTTCTTCTTCTTCTGTTACTTCTTCATTAGAATCTTCTACAGAATCTTCTTTATCCTCTTCTGTCTTATCAGACATATCTGGAATAGGGGAATTAAGGAATTCTTCATCAGACATTTCTAATAAGTTAGTTTCATTCTCTTCTATTTCAGTTACAGTATCCATATTAAACTCCCTCAGCTAACATTTCTTCTCTAGTTTGCTGATCTTCTTTTAAAGTTTTAATAGATAGCTTACCCATATGAATAACTGTTCTGAAATACTGCCTTAACTGTCCAATAGATATAATAGCTTTATCTAACATATCTTGGTTTTCAGCACTAGCCATATTTGGCTCTGCTTTCATTAAAACAAGTCTACTGGCTTCTTTTTCAAAGTAACCTTCATTAATTACTTTAATAAAATCTTTGTTATCTGTTAACCTAAGCAAAGCTTCCATTTTTTCAATAGATTCTTTTGCGTGATTGATATTTAACTCAATTATGTCTAAATCTTCTTCCATTATATACTCCGTGTCCTCCCTCTATCAAGAGGCGAGATTTCTAAGTTAAGTGGCGAACCACAAGAAATAACACTATTAAAAGTGCTACTGTAAATCTTTATTCACTTTAATTACTATTAGATTTACTATTTAATTGTTTAACTCTTTCTTTTAGTAAATCATTATCATATTTTTGTTGGCTCTTTAATAAATCTCTCTCATGAGATTTACCTGATTCTTTCTCTAAGAAGTCTAAATCAACCATATCAGCATTTGACTTAGCTAATTTAGCTTTAGCCAATTCAGACTGTACTTTAGCTTTCTTAAGCTCAACATCTATAAAGTTTTCTTTACCTTTAGCAATTTCATTTTGTACTTGAGCATTCAGTAAAGCTAACTCTAATTCTTTCTGTTTTTCTATCATTGGATCAGGCTGAGGTTGATAATCCAATATCTTCTTAGCAAGAGTAGGCATTTTCCTAAGTTTAGCTATATCTGCTAATATCATCTGGCTCATAGAAGGATCCATATTATTACCCATAGTCTGCAGCATAAAGGCAAGTTCTTGAGCTTTTTCATTATCAGCTTCTGCAGTACTTATAGATAATTTCAAATCAAAATTACCTGATAAATCATCCCTTCTTATAGTGATAAATTCTTCATTAGTAATTCTTATTACTTCTTCTTCAGAAAGAAAAAGAGCATTCATACTAATAATCTTTCTTCCTATTTGAATAATGCCTTCACCTAGTCTACGTAAAATACCTAATTCTCTTTTACTTGTAGCATCTAAAGCACTTCTAATACCTGTAGCAGTATTATGTGTTAAAGTAAACTCTTTGCCTACAGCGTATAATTTATCTGCACTATCTACAGTTAAACAACGCATTAGTACCTTATCTGTCTTAACAATATTGGTAATACGATAGGTATTATTATGTTTAGGAGACTTATATTTACTAGCTTTTCTAGATAAATAGAATGGGTTATCTGATAAAGTAAATCCAATCTCATATATTGGAGTATTAGCTTTAATATCTAAATTATTTTTATATTTAGATTTACGTAAATTTAATTCATTAACAGATAAATACTTACTAATTTTAGGAATAGTTCCCATAGAGTATAATAATCTAATTACATCATCTTTTAATCTACTCTCTTTTTGATAAAATATATTAAAAGCCCCTGAATGAGCATATCCACCAGTATCCATTAGTCCACGTAAAAGATCTAATTTTATATAGTAGTCAGCTTCAAAATATTCTTCAGGAATATGCTTTTCTCCACCATATCTTTTAAGAAAATTATGGTTACGTAACTTTGTATGTAAAGTATTTTCATTAGGTAAGTATTGACCTGTTTTACTATCTTTAATATTACCTGAACTATCCATAATATCATAATTGATAGCATTACCTGAATTTTGAGAATTTCCTTCTGAAGATGCATATCCTGCTTGATTAATTCTATCCAATATTTCAATATCTTCTGTAGTAAATCTAGCTCCATAAGAATTACTATCTCCTAACCATACTCCTAATGTATAGGGGTCTATAGGAACATTAGTTTTAGTAGTTCTAGGACGATGCAATCTAGGAATATAGATATTACAATTATCTCTATCGGAATATTTATTAAAGTAATCTGCTAGAGTAGCCGTATCTACAGTATGCCATTCTCTAAGTTTACGATTAGTACCTGTAACTTTTACAGTCCATAAATGCTCAATGCCTGACTTAATAGTAGCTCCATTGCTAAATGTGATATCAAAAGCTGCTTTAGGGTATTTAATAGCATGTGCTTTAACTACATTAGTAAATCCCCCATTAGATGCAATAATAGTATCACCATCTACTATCTCTCCCATAGTCTTAAAAGTACCATTAGACATAGGAATAGGAGTATTAATATCAAGCATATTTCCTAATGCTTGTCCTGATATTCCACTAGAAAATGCTTTAACGCCTGTGAGACTTTCTGCTTCAGCATTTTGCATATTAAGCATTATTTGAGCAGACTGAGGTATCTCAGGATATGTATGCATATAGAAACCTTGTCTAGGGTCTACACTAGCATTAAATTCATAATCCTCATTATTTTCAAATCTTCTTTTATTAGTTAAGTCTAATGCATCTTTACGGATACCCATTTGTCCATTAGCACTACGACCCATAATATCTATCATACCTCTGGTCACAGCACCTATTATTTTTTGGTTATCTAATAATAATTCACCATCAGGCTCTCCGTATATACTTCCTCTTACAGGTAAATATTGCGCTAAGACAAATGGTAATTTTTTATCAGGAAAAGGATTCTCCTCCAAACGAATAAAAGTATCTCCAACAAAGGTAGCAACAATAGGTTTAACTATTCCTGTTCCATCTATATCCCAATATCCCCAATACTCATATGCAGTAAATTTCTTACGAGGTTTATCTTTAAAATTAAAAGAGGTATTAGATGAATTATTACTTAATGCTGAATCAGGTTCATTAAGGATACTATTATTATCTATATTTATTTTATCTAAATTTGAATACTTACCATCTTTCTCTAATTCAGATAAAGAAGTATCAAATCTATATATAATAAAACTAGCTTTAGAAATATCACCATTACAGGTTGGGTCTATAATTACATCATTATAATTGCATATATCTAATGTAGGCTGGTTTTTAACGGTTCTGAGCTGTTTTTCTATAGTAACCCCTACTTGCACCCTTTCTATAGGAGAAATGCCCTGAGAAAGCATTTCCTGCGCTTTTAAGGGGTCTTGTATAGGAACCATTGCATATTGAGGAACTTCTACCTCTATTTCTTCTTCTTCAAAATCCCATCCTACTCTTACAACTACTGAACCTTCATCAACAGCAGTACGTATATATTCATCAATAAATTTTACTTTATTTAATTTAGTATTAAATTGGTTATTAAGAACTAGAGCATTTTGTGCTGCAGCTTCTTTATCTTCGTATGATACTGGATCAATATTAAATACATCATCTGTACTTAAAAAAGGCTCACTTAATGAGGCGTATCTCCATTCTGCCTGTTTTCTAATAAGTCTAGGGACTACAGAAGACCTACCTTTAACTTCAGGTATTTTAGCTGAGCCAGTAATATTTAAATTATCTAACCAAGTATTAACCTTAGTAACATGTGTATCATGAATACTTCTAGCATCTTCTAAATCTTGTTTTAAATCACTTGTTTTAGGAGGATTTTTCCATGAAGTTAATTTACTATCTTCTTCCTTAAATGGATTTAATTCATTTAGATCATCTAGTTTAGTATCTTCAATGGTTATATCATTATCTTCCATATTTGGTTCCATGTTTATTAGATAACTTTTAACATCATAGGAATAATAGTAGTCTGTGTCCTAGATACATCTGTACTAGTAATAGAGCATATTATTTCATATGTACCTGCTATTTGAGTATTCAATTTAATAATAGCTTTATTATTAGATATAAAATTCTCAAATGAAGTAATCCCTTCAGGTAATTCCCAAGTAGCAGTTAACACTTCATCATTGGTTTTACTTAACCAATTAGTAAAATCAATAGAATAAAAAGCATCTTCCCCTACAAATGCATCAGGCCAATGAATACCGTCAGTAGCAGTATAGGTATACCTTTTTATTTTCATCCTGCTGTATCTCCAGATACACTAATAGTAGACGTATCATTACTTAATGCTGCAGCTCCTGCAGTAACTTCTCTTTTTAACCATACTGCTTTAGTACCTAAAGGAGGTAAATCTCCTAATGATATTGGAGTATCTACATTTGATTCAAATGCAATTCCTGTAGGAGCAGTTGTTTCATTATTTACTGACTGCTCAGTACCATTTATAGCACTTGTTCCTACTCCAATAGAAAGAGTAGTTTCAGGAGCTATAGTAGCTGCTGTAATACTCATAGACGCATTATATAATGTAAGGGTAGTATGAGTATTTTTAACATATATACATCTATATTCTGTATCTCCTAATACAGCTTCATCACTACCAATAGCATCAAACAAATTATGAAGAGTATTAGATACAAGTTCAGTTGCTGTAATTGAACCACCTAAACCATTATTTGATGCATAAAGTTTAATATCATCTGAAGTAATTGCCATTATTCTTTCCTTATTTTAAATAAAAAGTTCTATCTAGAACTGGATATACATATTCATATGGAGCAGTAGTTATTGTAGTATTACTCTCTAATTCCCAATCTATATCAAAGAATATAGTAATATCATTTCTTAATTCCCAATTAATAGTAACAGGTTTATTACCTACAGAACTATATATAAAATAATTAATATTAAAAGAATAAGGATTAATAGGCTCAGTTATTACTGATCTACTAATAAAACTATATGTAACATTATTATATATATTATAGTTTATAACCAATTGTTTATTTACTGTTTCATTAAGAATAATATAACTATTAATAAATTCACTATTTATATTACTTAATATATGATAATTATTAATATATTCTTTAACTATATTATTAAGTATTCTCCATCTATTTTTAAAATTATTTTCTGATACAGCATTAAGAACATTATATTTAATAATACATTCTTTAGTTACATTCATTAACCCTTCAGTAGTACTATTTCCTACTGAAGATGATCCTAATGCTTCAATACCAAATGCCATATCTATTTACCAAGTATAGTAATCAGAAGTCTTATTAGGAGTTCCTAAATAAGTACTTTGATAATGTAATTTAGCAAGATGAAAATATGCATCTGCACCATAAGTATCATTTGTATGAGTAGCATCTCTAAATATTCTAGCAATGATAAGAGTATCAGGTATAGGTGCAGCTATTTTATTAATATCATTTACCTCTACAATTTGATGTCTACTATCTATTTCTTGAGCAGCATCTTCTAAATAAATAGTAGAAGAAGAATTAAATGTTTGAGTATTAGGAGTAGCCATAGTGTACTCTATGCCCCATCTAACAGTACCAACTGTAGCGTCACTAGGACTCCAATGAATTAAAGGATATAAATAAGAACCAACATCAATATCATGTCCTATATTAAATATAACTCCAATAGATTCTTCTACAGTACTATCAAATACGAATGAAGTAACTCCTCCGGTAATAACCGCAGTCCCTGCGGTGTTTGGAGCAGTAATTATTCCTACTGTATCTTTCCATACAGGAATATGTGTAGTAAGACTTTGTGTTGTAGGAGTAACCATTAATAACGCAGTACCTGATAAATAAATAGCACTAGGAGTATTATTAGAATAAATACCATCTATTATGGTTTCAAATATAGTATCTCTAGTAATAGTATTACTAGCTGAAATATAGGTACCTATACCAGACTCTCTATTATTACCATCAACTAATGAATAAAATATCTTATCTCCATCTGAATATGCATTGCTTATGCCTGTAAATCCATCTTTTGGAGTAGAAAGGATAATTGCTCCTATACCTACTGTAGTAACATTTTGTTTAATCCAATTAGCTAGCATCACATATTCCTATTAATATACTGTTAAAAACACTACAGAAACATCTGTAGCTGATTTAGTATTATACCTAGAAGTAACACCTATTTTTATACTAAAAGTTCCTGACTGCTTACATTTTATTTTACAGTAAGCTATATTATCTTCAATATAAGTATCTTCACTTTCTAAACCAGTAGGTAATACCCAAGACACATTATCCACTACTGCCGATGGATGTAAAAGAACATTTGTTACATCCACAGAATAATATACATTATCTCCAACATCAGCATCAGCAAAATGTTGTCCATCTTTAGAAGTGTATGGTTTATACATTCTCATAATCTATTTCCTATCTTATTTTATACTAAATAAAAAGGAGTATCTTTATTTTTTAATATAAGTCTTATTACAACTCTTGGCATATAATTACTTTTTATAAACATAATTATGCGCCTGATGTATAAGTGAAACTAGCTACTGAAACAGTATCTCCTGCACCTATTTCCAAAGAAGACAAATTCAAATCTGCACCTACCATACCCACTGTACCTCTAAATACCTCAGTTTCATCTCTGTCAACCACTTTAAATAATGCTGCTGTACCACCTGTAGCTGATGTATCACTGGTTATTGCTGATGCAGTTGCTACTCCTGCTACTGATGCACCAAAAGCAGGATTACTCATATTTAATGTTGCAACTTCAACATCACCAGATGTCATAATAATTAGTCTGCCTGTTGCATTTGTTGTACCTACATCAATTAAATCTACTACAGCATTTACTGCTGCATTTTTAGAGGCTGTTGAACGTGTTATAGCCATAATTTATTACTCCTATTAATTTTTATTAAGTTCCTATTACTTGATAATAAAGTAACATTTCCATCTCTACTATCTAAATTAAATGTATTATTTCTACCAATTAAATTAAATGTATTATTTCTACCGCTAAGACTAAGTAATCTTGCATCTGCTATAATTAAAGTATGTTCGTATCCTGTTACAGTAACATCCTCAACTGTTATTATAGATGAACCAACAATAATTCTATTTGCTGTAATCCCTGTTGTGATACCTTCAATGGTTACTACTGAATTACCTGTTACTATTCGTGTTCCAACTGCTGATATATTTATATCTGTAATGGTAGCATCAATGGTTCCAGTTACAATGTTACCTAATACACCTATAGCAGTTACTGTTACATCATCAATATCACTGGATATTATACCAGTTATTTCTCTTATACCAGTTGCAGAAACCGTTACATCTTCTGTTAATATATTAGCGATACCTGTTATTTCACCTAATATACTACCAAGTACAGATACAGCTATATCTTCAATAATACCATTTGCAACACCTGTTATTATACGACTACCAGTTGCTGATAAGGTAACTGTATCAACTACACTTACGGAGTCACCTTTTATTTCTCTGTAACCTGATGCGGAAACAGATACATCTTCAATAGTGTATGCTGATGTGCCTGTTACCTCTCGCTCTGCAACTATTATGGTTGTAACTAATTCAGTTATTGTATTTGCAGTACCTACTATTTCTCTTTCTGCTATCGCAGATACCGTTACATCTTGAACTGTTACGGATACATTACCAGTGATAACACTACTAACTACTCCAGTTATTTCTACAATGACATTTTCAACTGTAACATTTGCTGTACCTGTCTTTATAATAATACCTGTAGCGTTGATTGTTACGTCATCTACAATAACCGCACTTGTGCCTGTGACAGCTCCGCTACCAGCAGCCGCACTAAACAACGCTGCATAAGCTTGCTCTTGTACGGTCTTTACGGGCTTTAGGAATTGATAGGGGTCTTGGTGTAGTGATTGGATTTCTTCTGCTGATAAGGCTCTATCCCAATGATAAATATAATTAAACTTATGCGATGCGGCCTCTGTAAATATTGTTGGTGTGATTGTTTTGGTTCGTATGCCGATACATTTCAATGCCCCATCATCATCTAAGCTGCCGGGGTTAGTATCCACGCCATCTTGCATACCGTTTAAATACACAACTACATTATTTGTACTTAATGTTTTATTGTGTGTGCAGCCGACTGTGTACCTGTTGCCTACGGTTAATGCTGTTGATCCTGTTGCAGGATCATTAGAATTATTGACAAACGGTATAAACTGAACATTATTAGTGCCTGATATTCTAAATTGCCATTCCCTTTTGTTGGAGTCATTGCTGTCAGCAGAATATATTTGTTGATTTAGTCCTGATGATCTTAAAGTTATATCTGCTACTACAGATAGCTCGCCATTATGCACACTTTTAGTTGATGTATATGCACCGTCATTGATTGGAAATGACAGCGAAGAATCTACAACTAAATTACCAGTGCCATCTAATATCGAATCCCCTCTTAAAGTCACTTTTTCGTGACTGACTAAATCATAAGTGTCATTAAATAGATAACACCCCCTTAGCCCCTCCGCTAAAGGATGACCCCAATCAATTTCTACTTGGCCAATAGGCTTATTAGGCATTGCTTAAATCCACGCCGTAGTAAACTAATGCGCTACCTGTGCCCAGTGCGTCATTTGAATTATTATCAACATAAAATTTAAAATACTTCGGAAGTTGATCAACACGAATGACTTTTGTTGATGTTGCTGATTGTGTTAATGTCACGCTGGTTAAAAATAATGGATCGCTTGAAAAATCGCTGTTGTCCGCTGAACGCACAAGATATACATCTAACGTACCACTCGTATGGCTTGCGCCTGCAACAACTTTGATCTCTAAATCCATGGCTAGAAATTTATTAGTTGAGTTATCTTCTGCGCCAGAAGTTGAAACACTGCCCGACGTTAGCCCATCAAGTAATGTACTCCATGAGCCAGCCGTGTTGGCTGTTGCGTCATATACC